ACTCGGGACGCAGCGCCTCGACCTTGTCGATCTGGTTGGCGAAGGTGATGGCGCTCGGGTGGCCGCTGTAGACGTACCAGTCGTCGCCGGTCGAGAGCGCGTAGTTGGCGACGATGATGTCGAAGCCGAGGATGCGGCCCATGACACCGTTCTCGAGGCGGTTGCCGGACGAGAGCGCGTCGTACTGCATGTAGCCCGTGTCCGTGAGGAGGAGGCTGTTGAACCACGACGGGACGATCGTGTAGCGGCCTTCCTTGGGCACGTTGTTCTCGTCGAGCAGCTGCCCGTGGGCGACGAGGCGCGCGTGCGCCAGGGCGGCGGTGGTGATGGCCGTGGCGCCGACCTTGTTGCCGGCGTCGACGTCGGCCTCCATGATCGTCTGCACGTAGGTGTCGGCGTTCTCGGCGAGCCCGGCGCCGGCCTCGCGCGCGGCCTCGCTCATGAGCGCGCCGCCGTTGGCCGACTGCGCCTGCGCGATGTCGCCGACCTGGAAGGCGAAGTAGTAGTTCTGGTTGATGGCCAGCGTGCGCTGCGCGTCGGTGAGCGACTCGTAGGTGATGCTGGTCGTGCCCTCGGTGTAGGCAGCGATGGTCGGGCGGCTGATGCTGGTGATCTTGACCGACTTCGCGCCGGCGACGTCGCCCTCGTAGTTGCGGTTGCAGACGGAGGTCGAGCTGAACTTGGTCTGCTTCAGGAACTACTGCAGCAGCTCGGCCGCCCAGACCTCGGCCTGGAAGTTGGTGATTGCCATTTGGCACTCCTGTCTCGATGGGTCGTGAACGAGACGAGGGAGCGCCCGGCTCCTACGTCAGCCCGTCGCCAGGACGGGGGCGCGCGGTGGTCTGCTAGCTTGCGATCCCGAGCAGCTGGTTCAGCCGCCCGTCTTCCTTGGCCTTGACGATCTCGGCCGGCGTCATCGTCTTGACGTCCTCCTGCGTGAGCTGGCCGGGAACGGCTGCTCCGCCGCCCACGGGCCCGCCGGAACGCGCCGGCGGGGCGGGCGCCACGGCCTGGCTCTTGAGCAGCGGGTTCGCCTCGAGGGCCGTCTTGATCGCGTCCTCGACCTTGGCGGTGAAGTCCTCGGCGCTCGGGTCCAGGCCCTCGGTCGCGCGCATGAACGAGCGCGAGTCGGTGAGGGCGATGGGGTCGGCGCCGTGCCGTTCCGCCATCATGAGGACGGCGTTCTCGACCTTCGCCTGGCGCACCTCGGAGAGCGCGGCATCCCGTTGCTCGGCCGCCGTCAGGGCCGCCTGCACGGGGTCGTCGTCGCCCTTCAGGCCGAGCGCCTTGGCGATGGCGTCGCGCGTCGCCTCCAGGGCCTGCGCGTTCTCGTTCGCCTTGGCACGGTTCCCGGCCGCCTCGCTGCGCGTCTTGCCGATCAGCTTCTGCGCCCAGTCGGGGAGACTGGCCACGTCCTCGGGCGCAGAGGCAGCGGCGGCAAGCGGCTCCGCAACGGCAGCAGCGGCGGGAGCGGCCTCCGGGGCCGACTCCGCCGGCGGTGTGTCGGTCGCTGCTTCATCGGTCATCGGCGAACCTCCAGGGTCCGGTCGTCCCCGGCTCCGGGCCGAGGAAGGGCATCGTCGCCAGTATCAGACGGCTTGGTACTAGAAGGCTAAAGCGCCGAGAGGTCATATCGCCTTCGTGATCTGCTCGCGGTAGCGCAGACGCTTGCCGCCGGTCTTCTCGACGTGCTCACGCAGGCGCGCCTGCCACTCACGCTGCTTGCGCCTGGCGTAGGCCGTCGCCTGGTCGTCGAGCGCTGCCGCCTCGCGGCGTTTCCAGCTGCGGATCCCGCGCTCGAGATAGCGCTGCTGCTGGCGCGCCCGGTCCCCCTCCGGGTCCTCGGTCACGCCACGCGGCCTGGTCACGCCAGGGATATACAGCGAGTAGGTGTGGCGGCAGTTCGGGTGGAAGAGGCCGGCGGAGATCGCCTGGTCGAGGGTCGCGTATCTGGGGGTCCTCCCCGTGAGCGAGAGCACCTTGCCCTCCCACGGCCGGCAGAGGCTGCACTCCTGCGGCGCGTCGCTGACGATGACGAGGTCTTCTCCGGCGGCGAGGTAGCGCGCGCGCTTCGCCTCGATCGTCGCGTGATGGGTGGCGGTGCGCACCGCCATCTCGGTGTAGGAGGCGAGCGACCAGCTGCGCCCGGCGCGGTCGACGAATCCGGTGACGCCGCGGAGCGCGAAGCGGTCGAGCGCCGCCTGAGCCGCCGTGCGCCTGGTCTGCTCGCCGGCGAGGCCCTGGCGTACCACCTCGGCGATCACGCTGCGGTAGACGTCCTCGGCCTCGCGCAGGATGCGCTGGTGGCTGGCGAGCAGCTTGAGCTCGAGCTCGGCGGTGAGCAGCTCCAGCGCCGCGGTGCTCGGCGCGACCTCGAAGGGCAGCTCCTTGGACGCCTCCGCAACGCCCTTCTTCCAGGCATCGGCGAGCGTCAGCTTGCTGCCGTCGCTGGTCCGCTTCGCCAGCACCCGCAGCTGCAGCTGCACTCGCTGCCTGAGCTTCGCCAGCTCGCGCAGGCGCTGCTCGGCCCAGTCCGCGTCCCGCAGGCCGCGGCGCAGCTGGCGGGCGACGTCGGCGATCACGCGGAGCTCCGCCTCGCGGTAAAGCTCGGTGAGCGCCCGCGCGAGACGCTCGAACTCCTCGGGCTTCAGCACGGCTTCTTGCTCTTCGCCGGCGCCTTCGGCTTCGGCTTACCTACCTGCGGGTTGTTCCGCTTCAGACGCATATCCTTCGGCGTCTGCTTGCTCGGCTTCGCTCCCATGGTCACCTCCCCCGAACAGGTCGGGCGGCGGCACCATGGCGCCGCTCTCGGACTTGATAGCCTCGACCTCGTCCTCGATCTGCTCCTCGTCCCAGTCGGGGTGCACCATGCGCACCTTGGTGTCGATGGAGACGGCGACGGCGCGGTTCAGCGTCTCGGCGGTGCGCGCCAGCGACTCCTGGTCGGGCTGCGAGGCGTCGGGCCAGAGCACCTCGACGGCGCCCTTGGCTCCGGTCTTGAAGACGAGCGCGTCGAGCTCTACCCAGGTGGTGAGCAGCGGCTGCAGTGCCTGGCTCCAGTAGCGGCACTTCTTGTCCCTGGTGCGCGCGCTCTGGCGCTCACGGGAGACGACCTCGGTCGCCGTGGCAACGCCGCTCTCGGCGTCGATGCCGAAGGTCGACGGCGAGTAGCCGGCGCTGCGCAGGATCTCGTCGACGAGGCGCGCCGCCGTGGCCTCGTGCTCGGCGACGCGGATGGCGAACTGCTGCGGCGTGATCTGCTGCGCGCCCTCGGTCGGCGCCAGGTTGAGCTGTGTGAACACTTCCTGGTCTTCGTCCCAGGCGGCGCCCTTGCCCTTGCCGAGGTCCTTGAGCATGAACTCGGGCACGAGAATGCGGCTGCGCCCGAGGCGGAGGTCGCGCATCCAGCTCGTGTAGCACTCGTCCAGGGCGTCCATCAGCGGCTCGACGCCGTCGTAGTCGGAGCGCCCGAGCTGGGCGAGGTCTTCGACGCGCCGCCATCTGCGCTGCGGGCGCATGTTGGCGACGTAGGCGGCGGTGAGACCATCCACGCCGGTGGCGATCGCTCCCTCCTCGTTCACCAGTTCGGCATAGGGAGCGGTGCTCGCGTGCTCCGTCAGGGCTTCCGGGCGCCCGAGCTTCTTCGCCTCGCCGACGTAGAGACCGTGGTAGACAGCGCCGGGTTCGTGGCGCTCCAGATGCCGGATCACCTCCTGGTCGCCGCTGCCCTGTACGTACTCGGTGAAGAAGGTCACCGCCTGCAGCACGCCCCACTGCCACTCGCCGACGGCGGCGTCGGCCGGAACCGAGTCGATCATCACGCGGTCGGCGACCTCGGTGTCCCAGACGAGGCGCAGCCAGCCGCCGCCGAGCGCGGCCGTGACCTCGGCCGCCTCGACGAGCTCGGCGTGGAAGGCGCCGTCGTTCAGCACGCCGTCGATGCGCTCCTTCGCCTGGTCGTTCGCATCCTCGCTGGCGACGAACTGCGGCGGCTCGGAGAACAGGAGATCGGCGGAGGCGGTGGCGAGATCGGCGGCGAGCGGCACGTGCAGGCGCGCCTTGCGCTGGCCGGAGTAGCTCGGCCGGCTCCAGAAGAAGCGCGCCACGCGGTTGATGATCCCGGCCTGCGGGGAGCCGCCCAAGTTGCCGTTCTCGTAGGTGAAGAAGGGACTCGACGCCTCGGCCGTGCTGATGGCGTAGGCGCTGGCGAGCCCCTCGGGGTCGCCGACCCACCAGGCGCTCCACAGTGCCTGCTGCGTTAGGGCGATCTCGTTCGGTGGAGGCGGCCAGGGACCGCCGGTAGGCAAGCTCATGCCGCTTCCTCCTCGAGTTCGGGCATGGAGAGGGGCACGAGCGTGCCCCACAGTGCACGGGTCGACGCGACCGCGTAGCGGAGCGCGTCACAGCAGTCGTCGTTCATCTTCAGCGGCGCGTCCTCGCCGCGCAGCGTCGCCTTCTGGTCCCAGACGTAGCCGGGCAGCTCCTTGAGCAGCTCGGTGCAGTGCGCGGAGACGACGATGCGGTCGGTGGCCAGCAGGCTGGCGAGCGTGCGGATGCCGCTGATGACGGCGTTCTGCGCGTCCATCACGTTGGCGAGCCCGTCGGCGAACAACTGCAGCTTGAACGAGGCAGCCGCCGGGTCGACGCAGATCCACTCCGGGCGACGCTCGGCCAGCCAGCGGCGAAAATCGGCCGAGTAGCCGGCGTCGGTCATCTTGCCCGGCGCCCACTCGTCGGCGACCACGAGGCGCGGGCGCTTCTCGGCGGAGATGGCGAGCAGGTAGCCGCGCGTCGGGTGGTTGGTGCCGTAGTCGATGCCGACGGAGAGCAGGCGGCGCAGCGGCGGCAGCACGGAGGTCACGTGCCGCTCCGGCTCCCAGTCCTCGTAGACGGCGCCGGCGGCGACCACCCAGTCGCCGTCGATCATGCGCCGGCGCCAGAGACCGGTGAACTCGCGCTCGATCGCCTCGATGTAGCCGGGGTCCAGGTAGGGGTTGTCGGACAGCGAGAAGTGGAAGCTCGCGAAGCGGAGCTCGTCGGCGCGGTCGATGTAGCCGCGCTTCAGCCAGTGCGCCGGCGAGTCGGGGTTGGTGGTGGCGATGATGCGCGCGCCCTCGACCGAGAGGCGCGCCAGCAGTTGCACCCAGAACGACTCCGGGATGGTGGTCGCCTCGTCGACGTAGGCGCCGACCAGGGAGAGGCCGCGGATCTTCTCCTCGGCGCGCTCATCGTTGGCGCCGACGCAGTAGATGCGCCGCCGGCCGATGTAGAACTCGGCCGAGGGCGAGCTGATGAAGCGGCAGCGCGAACTCCCGAGCATGTCCATCATCGGGTGGATGATGTTGCGGCGCAGCGAGCTGATGGTCTTGCCGACCATGAGGAGGCCGCCCTCCGGCGCCGTGCGGCAGTGGTCGATCCAGGCGATGTCGGCGCCGATCGACTTGCCGCTCCGCACCGAGCCGTCGCAGATGACGCCGCGGTGTGCGCGCATCGCCTTCCACACCTGGTACTGCTTCAGGGTGGGCTCGGTCAGCTTCACCGGCGCCGCCTCTCGAGCTGCTCGAGCCAGGCGTCGATCACGGCCTCGCCGCGGTCGTCGTTGTGATGCACGCGGGTGACGTGGCGCCAGAGGTCAGGCTGGCGGTTGCAGAGCCAGAAGCACATCGAGGCCGTGTCGCCATCGCACGCCTTCTCGTAGAGGGCGTTGGTCACCCGGGCATCGGCCAGCGCCTTGCCGCCGGAGAGCGCCTCGAGGAACTCGGGGTGCTTCTTCTTGTAGTAGTGGAAGGTGCGGCGGCTGATGCCGATCGCCGCGGCGATCTCGACGTCGACGGCGCCGAGGCGCGCCATGGCCAGGACAACATCGGGCATCCACGGCTGATACTTGTCTGACGGCATACGCCGTCAGTATCAGCGGGCTTGGTACTAGAAGGCTAAAGCGCCGAATCGCCGAGGAGGCCGACCAGACGTGCGTCGGCGACCTTCACTGCCGACTCCTGCATCGTCGGCGTGGCGTGGGCGTAGGTCTTCATCAGCGTGCGCTCCGAGTCGCCGATCCAGGCGGCGACCACCTTGGGGTGCACGCCCGCCTCGAGCATCTCGGTGGCGAAGGTGTGGCGCAGACAGTGGAAGTGGATCTCCGGCGGCAGGCCGGCCTTCTGCGCCAGGTAGCGGAAGGAGCTGCGCAGTCCGCTCCTGTTGGG